GTAACCGTCGCTCCTGCGAGCAATTAAGCTCCGTCACGGCCTATGGCCGCTATCGCCCTACAACAGTAAGTTTACCTACGTTGGCATCCAAACCCAACGTAGCTCAGTCTTACCTGAGTCACCAATGGATGGCTTGGCCTTCTCCGAAATGGAGGGGTCATGTAACCATTTGCTCAATAAGTACTGGTCTCGCTGTACACTTGCGTGTTGCAAGATTTTCGTTACGGGGCGGAGAGCTGCACGATACGTTTGACCACCAACGGTGATCATTCGACTTTCGATCAGTTTGATGCCATCTTGAGTCCGGAAGGGGATTTTTCTCCCTTTCGGATTTTCAGGAGTAACATTCTCAACCCAATACACATAGGAAGGACCCTTATACGGATTTGTTTCACTTACGATAATATAACGATCGTAAGGAATATGATCAAGGAGCATTTGACGTAAGTGGTAGTACTTGTATCCAAAAGAACGATTGACCATGTCAATCATTCCATCGACACAATGCACATCACCATACTCAAGTCCTTTGACCTTCATCCGCAAGGGGGTTACAACCTCCCCATGGAGAGCATAAACTCCGCATGACTCCCGGAGTTTCTTGGCACCGTAGAAGCTCTTATCGAGGTTCACGATGAATCCAAGGTCAGTTAAGAGGGACACCAATGCTTCAGTCTGTTGTCTGCCGCATGTGATGTCGTCGCCGTAAACTCCGTCATCGTCGTGGAAATGAATCCGGCCTTTAAAAACTGGTACGGCCTTTTCCATATACGAGGTATACGAAGTTCCCCTGTCGTGAAGATGGTTGCTTAGTGCCAAAACCGATGCGAAAACTACGCATTGGAGAGGGAAGCACACCGCTGAGCCCATACCGGCAAACCGATATGTACAGCGATACTCGTCATCCAGTTTGACAAGCATAGTCCGTGTTGCATAAAAATGGACTAAGGTTTGCTCATCAAATATCTGTGCGACTAAATCCTCTGCAACCAAATCTGACGCAGCTGATAAATCAATAGTGGAATAGTCACCGTCTTGACTACCACGTACACAAACCTTTTGGTTATGTGACTGGTCTTCAAGAGTGATGATCTTCCCATAAATTGATGTTTCTATGCTGCGTTTAAACATTCGTAATACGCCCTGCTGAAAATACATCTTGACATTCGGCTCGCGGAATATCGTTCGTACAGACCCGATATCTTTATCCACAAAAAGCCGTTCTGAGAA